TCACTTCCATCAATTTCCAAACACTTTCAAAACTCCCAAACACAAGCAAGTGCAATGGCATTTGTGGCTAAATTTGCTGAAGAAAACTACTTCAACTCACTCCCTAGTAATGTCACTGACGCATTTCTTAGGGATGGATTCAATGCTGAGCATAACCGTTTTGAGATTCTCTCAAGACATTTTGCCTTTGCATTAAAACCAAGTCAGAGAACTTATTTGAATGATTGTGGCATTCAACTAGCACCTATTGCATCCAAGACACACCCACACCCTGTGTCTAAGATTATTGAAAATCATCTCCTCTATTGTGTAGTATCAAATATGATTTCCAACTTCAAGTTTCTGGTCTTCTTAAGCATTAAGGAAGTCAAAGCTGAATACATCTGGAACAAAAATACAGCTGACACAGTTAGAGAGATTTCCAATCGCATTCTTGATATCAAGGATGCTTTCCGCTATGGTCCAACCAATACAGTCAATGGTGGCATAAACAACTTTAGTTTCTTCTGTGCCAACCTCAATAGAAGATTCAATAACAGAGCCATCAAACCTGACTGTTTTTTTATTCATGATGAGGTGCATTTTTGGAGCCCAGCTGAACTTTGTGAATTTCTTTTCACTGTTGAGCCCAAAAATGTTTTAGCAACAGTTGTCATTCCACCAGAGCTATTGGAAGGGTTGGATTACAGCTTCAACTCGGTTGCTTATGACTTCAAGAAGGTGGATGGTAACTTGTATTACTTTCCTGACAAATCCAAAGGCAAACCTTACCAACAACCCATGGATCCATGGTTGCTTAAATGCAACAAAATTTCAATGATTAAGAATGGGGAAATTTTTTCCTACTCTATAGGTCTTCTTGAGTCTGTTGGAGCCAATCATCTTTTCTCCTTCCAAAGGAATAAAGTTGTTGAATCTACCCGTTTCTTCAATGACTTTGATTGTCTGGATATGAGAAAGTTACTGCCCATAAATGTGGAGAATGGAAAAATCAAGGGGTATAACATCAGGACTTGGGTTTTCAAGAAAATCTTGTCCTATATAGTTTGTCTTAAGAAGGGAGACTCTGAATCATCCTTGGCCAAGCTGAGGCAGCTGAGTGATTCCTCACCAAGCTCTGATGAGCTTCTGTTGATTGGTGACTTCTTTGACTTGATGACCAGAGTCAAAATTTTTAATAAACGTAGCCCTTGGAGTTTTCTAAGTGATGCTAAGAATTATGTTGACTCTTGGATCATTCAATCTCCCTTTCTTCGAAGGATTTTTCCAGTAGGCAGTAGGGCCATTACTGAACTCATAAGAGACTGGATTGCCAATGCTGAATCTTTGAAGATTCAAACAACTTGCTCTTCTCTCACTTTCTCAGATTCTTTTGAGATGATAAAAACAGACAGCATATCTGAGTTTGGTGAACACATCTTGGGGAACATCTCTGGTGGATTATCAAGCGCCATTGAAGCCTGTAGAAATTGGTTAACATCAAAGAGATTCTCTGGTGGGAGTTATTCAATGGTTAGTAGAAATGGTCTTCTCGTGGACTCAATGCGCCAGAATACTTCTTTCTCTTGTGAAGTATTTGTTGATCTTTTTCCTTCAACCATTAGGCCTGCCTTTTACTCAGACCCTAATTTCACTAAAGTGGAATCCTTTGAGCCTGAATGGGATTTCTTACTTGGGTCTTGGATTTTCAATCATAAGCAGGTTAGATTGTGTTATGAGCCGAGTAATTCACATGCCGACAGTGAGGAGGATGTCAATAGAACTTCTGAAACTTCAAGCCCTGAGAAGACTATTGCAGATTCAAGTTCAGTGTCACCTTTTGTGAGCTCTAATCACGAGGAGGGAACATCATCTCAACAATCTGAAGAAAAACCAATATCTGAGCAGGAGAAAAAGGAGACAAGGAAAAATGATTGTTTCTTTAAAGCAGTTGGTGAAACCATTGGGATTCCTGCCAATTCACTAATTGAAAGAATTTTATGTTCAGATTCAGAAGACCTCAAGCCGGTGATTGAACAATTGAATTTAGATCACCCAATAAGTTCAAAGTTATTGGAGGTTTGTTGTAAATTCCTGGGATACAGAGTGCATATTTATTATGGGGATAGCATAATAAAACTCAATGATGACATCAATATGCACGCAATTCACATTGGAGGGAAGCCAGGTCATCTTTTTTGCATCAACCAGGAAAGATCCAAAATTCCAAAGGATAGCCAGATCAAAGTCCCTGAAGTTGGACCTCAGTCCTTCATTGGATCGATTTTTTCAAAGACTTACGGCTCAGGATCAAGTGCTCCAATTCATTTGGGTCAAATTGATATCACAAAGGCTCTGGTCCTTGTTTCAGCCTTTGAGTCTATGAATCTGGGGGTTCGTGTTGACAGGAAAGCCATACTTGAGGGCCAGCTCATATCCAATGGTTTCTTGGCTTTTCTTAAAAGAAAGAATAATGAGGGGCATAAGGTCATTAAAATTCAATCTCTTCCAGTTTACCCATTCATTGGCTTTGCTGGCTCTGGTAAATCCTTTGGATTAACTGAGAAGTTAATCAATGGTGATTGCAGTCAGAATTTCATGTTCACCGCTCCCAGAAAGAAAATCATAGGGCAAATTCATGAGAGAATTGATTCAAGGCAATATGATGACAAGCTAAAAATCAGCAGGAAGAAAAATTTTAGTACTTTTGAGAACACTTTGCTTTCATTAGTTAACAAACCTCTAGTGATCATGGATGAATGCTCCTTGAACCCACCTGGCTTCATTGATTTGGTTCTCATCAAGTCTTTGGATTCTATCATCCGGAAGAGCAATAAGGACTTTGATCACTTCTTTTCTTCCAGTGTTTTGTCAGAGGGGATAATTGCGAATGTTGCTTCACCCATTGCTTGCATAGCAGTGACAGGTGATACATTACAATCCAGTTTTTACTCTGAAAGCTGTGGCAAGCTGATGCAATACAAGAATGACATCAAGACTTTGTGTGCTTTGAGTCATACGAGATTGCCCTATCTTTTTGGATCCAAAAGGTTTGGCTACTTCACTGGCTTCCTCAAGCTTGGATATTACAATCAAATGGAATCAAAGGCTTTCACCATTGACAATATGGAAACTCTACAGAAAGCCATTGGTACCTCCATGGACAAATTCGGGGTTTTAGTTACCTCAAGAGCAGACAAATCAGATTTTGAGCTAGATTTTCCAAATGTCTGCACAATCAATGAAGCACAAGGAAGCACCTTCAATAGCGTCATTTTGATTGTGACAAGAGATTTCTTCTCCAATCCAATTGAGTCAATCATAGTGGCAATAACAAGACATCAAAAAAATCTTTTGATTTATTTTCCTGCTGCTATACAAGGTGAGATGGATTTTCTTAGCAGAAGATTTCCAATTCATTCAAATGTTGTGCTGAAGAACTTTAGTGTTTTGGACAACTTGATCAAGGATAAACTGAATCCATTCCAATTAATTCAAGAAGATCCATTTGGTCATGATTTTGAGGTTAAGCTTGAAGGAGATCCTTTCTTGAAGAGTGAATTGAGTTTGGTTAACGAGATTAAATTGCAACAGATTGAAGAAAACTCAATTGAATCTAAGGAAAATCTCAAAACTCATTTGCCGATATCTTACAGCGGGCTGTGGAATCTGGAGATCAGTGAGATGAGGGCTAGAGAAGATAGAGAATTTAAAAAATTTGGTGTTGGATGGAGTAAGCAATTTAAAGATGAGCCAAATCAGAAAGATCAGGTGGAAGATAATTGTGCGATGCTCCCTGAAGCTGTTTTCCCACGGCACTTTGCCAATGATGATTTAACTTTCTGGAGTGCAGTCAAAAAAAGATTGGTCTTCAAAAACCCCTTGAGTAATGCTCATGATTTTGAAAAGGCCAAACCCTTTGGCAAGGAGTTGTTAAATATATTCCTGAGGAAGGTGCCACTCATGCCTAACTTTGATCAGAGAATGTATGACGAGTCTGTCTCTGAGTTTGAGGAGAAGAAAATAAGTAAAAATGCAGCCATGATAGGAGCTCATCATGACAGGTCAACCACTGACTGGCCAACAAACGAAATCTTCCTCTTCATTAAATCTCAGCTATGCACAAAGAAGGAGAAGATGTTTTGCGACGCTAAAGCTGGTCAGACCCTTGCTTGCTTTTCTCATCTCATTCTCTGCAAGTTCGCTCCTCTCAACAGGTACATCGAAAAGAAAGTCACTCAAAGCCTTCCAGGAAATTTCTACATACATCAGAAGAAAAACTTTGATGAGCTTGAAAGATGGGTGAAATCATATAATTTCAGTGGGGTCTGTACAGAGTCAGATTACAAAGCTTATGATGCCTCACAGGATTCTTGCACTCTAGCCTTCGAGTATAAGCTTTTAAGGTACCTTGCCTTTTCAAATAGTTTGATTGAGGATTATCTTTACCTGAAAATGCATTTGAATTGCAAACTTGGAAATCTTGCTATAATCCGTTTCACTGGAGAGTTTTGCACCTTCCTATTCAACACATTAACTAACATGTTGTTCACTTTCATGAAGTATGATGTTAGAAAGACTCATGCGATATGCTTCGCAGGTGACGATATGTGTGCTAATGTAAGATTGCCAGAAAATCATGAATACTCAAGCTTACTGAAGAAGTTTTCCTTGAAAGCTAAAGTGGACTTCACTCGCTCTCCAACTTTCTGTGGATGGAACCTTTCAAGGTATGGAATAGTCAAAAAGCCGGAGTTAATTGCTGCAAGATTAGCTGTTGCCAGGCAAAAAGGGGAAGTTAATCTGGTCTTGGATTCATACTTCCTTGAGCATCTCTATGCGTACAATAAAGGCGATCACCTTTTTGAAATCTTGAGTGAAAAGGAACTAGAACACCATTACAATCTCACCAGATTCTTTGTGAAGAATAGTAAGCTTTTAAAAGGTGAGTCAAAAAAAAAATTCATGGAAACCAAAGAAATTGAAGGGGGGTTATTTGGGGAGTGTGATTTTGGGAATGATAGTATCTTCAAGGATTACATTAATAGAGTGAAAAACAAAGTTGAAATTGATTTATTGAATGAGAGAATTTTGAGGATAAACACTGAGATGAATCAGTTTGACCCAAGGATATACATGATGAATAAGATAGGGTTTGTCACTAGCACATCAATGTTTGAAGCAGGCCACATTGCATCAAATGAATCCAACCAGGTAAAAAGTCTCCCTCCACAAACAAGCTGGCCATACGATGAGGTGAAACCATACATGCCATTGAGTTTGAGGAATTCTTATGAGTCAAGGACAAAAGGCAATAGGCTTCTATCTATTCTGAGAAATCAAAAACATTTATGTGATTTAGGATCAGGCTCTATCTTAGGTTTAAGAGTTTTGGAGGGCTTGAAAATGTTCAAGGAGGAATGTCGATCATACCAGTCAAGAAGTTTCTTCAAAGAGTCGCAGGAGACGAATCAAGAATTTTCATTGATGCAATTCGTGCCAAGGACATTTACAGTGATGCAAATGCCTTCAATTCCAAAGTGCTCACAGCTGTTAAAAGATTTCAGTCTTCAATTGCTATACCTGCAAGCTGCACTGGCGAAAGCAATGTTACACAGTTCAATATTTTTGATGAAGTTGAGCTGGAGGCTATCAAAAAAGCCTCTTCTGAGTACTCAATGCTTCATCTTGGGGCAATCATCATATGTGTTACATGCTTTTTCAAGCTTAAAAAGCCGATCAATGGCAGAATTGTATACTTTGATCCCAGGTTTTTGGACAAAAATGATGCATGCCAAGCAGGTTTTAGTTTCCAGCTGCAAACTGGATCAGCCTATTACCTTTATAGGCCAAATTATCCAATGTCCACACATGATCCAAACATGCATAGGGCTGCTAGAATCAAGTTTGAATTCGATGCAATCAATGTTGTTGACAATTCCCACTTATTCTTCATTGACTTTGGAGTCATGTACCAGCTCAGTAATCAGAGCACTGCAGAGAAGACAACTGCCGCAGATGTTGGGGCACAGTTTCAAGCACTTTTTGGGTCTTCTGGATTACCAAATCCTGAATCCTTTCTTGAGGATGAAGATATTGTCAATCCTCCAACTGTGGCACTCATTGACGTCAGTGTTGACCAGAGTTTCAGGAAAGGTGGTTTCTTTAAAGGCCCACCACGTTCAACAAGAGCCAGAAGGTATCATGCCAGAAGCAAGAGACAGGGTTTTGAGTCAATCCCAAAAACTGTTGGTAAAGATCCTAAACAACAAGAAAGAAATTTGTTTAGGTCAAATTCATGTAGGTCTGAAAATTTTCAGTTCAATCCAGAACAGAGGTTTTCAGTTGATCAAGAATTCATCAACAGATTTGATAAGTGCAATTCTCAAAGGAGGGACTCAAATCTCCAGCATGGCTTTGAGCATAGTGGAGCAGAATTACAACGAAATAAGAAGGGGCCTTGGAAATTACATCTGGGAGAACATGATAGATCCGAGGGATCTATTACATCTGACTGCGAAACCAGCGGTGGAGGCATCAGAGGGAGTGGCTGCAACACCAGCGATCACATTATCAGAGAACCAGAGGGCTGTGAAAAATACAATCCGAAATTATTACCTGAGGATAATGTTTGGGAATCTTGCGGTGATGGGTACAAGCGAACAGACAGACTACCCAGGGGAACATCTAGCAATCCCGAGACCAGTGATAGAGAATCAGGAAGCTCTGACTGCACATCTCCCAGCAGGCATGTCATTATTAACTTTTGCCACAAATGTGAAGGCATGGGGTGTGGTTGGTGCAGAAGGTAAATTTGCTGGATTAACTTTCAGGCAGTTGTGTGAACCATTTGCTGAGCAAGCTTATAATTTCTTTAGGGAGAACCATGGAGCTGTCTCATTTATTTACCTCAAGAATCCAGGGGCCTACTTCAATTGCCCAGCTGTCGTCTTTGACTTCAACAAAGGGTTACCTCTGACTATTATTAAAATTGGAAAAAATGCCAATGCAATATCTGCCTGCAATCAGAGACTGTTTAATAGAGAAGGGAAGAAAGCCGTCTTCGCCGCACAAGGCGAAGTAAACTTGAGCTTTGATGCTTAAGTTTTTGTTTGTTGCTTAACTGCCAGAGCAATTAAAAGATGATGGCATAGGTCTTGGATTATGTAGTTAAAAATTCGAATCCTTCACCGTCACCAATCAAGGGTGTGTACTTGGTCACTAGAGAAGTAGTGTATGTCTTCTCCAACCTTAAGAGAGGTTAGTTTCTCTTCCCTGGTTTAAGTACTGGGATTTGCATCGTTTGTTCCAAAGGTTCTTTGGATGCATCTTATTTTAGAACCTTTCCGCTTTAAAGTGCTATCTAATTGCACCTTGCTTTAGGACTTTTTATTCTTTTTCCTT